TGAAGGACTACCAGGGCGTTGTGCTGTAGTACCTGTTGGCAATTGAAACGCACCAGTTGAAGCAGTATATAAAGCACTGTTAAGTTTAGCAGCTGTAACAGAATCATCAGCAGGTGTATTAATTGTAATACCTGTTCCAACATCGATAATCCAAATTGGAGCACTATTAGCAGGAGCACCTGTAAATGTTATTGTACTGCCACTTACTGTAAATGCTTTGCCACTGCCGGGTTCTTGTATAACACCGCTAACACTTACTATTAATGAATTTGCACTACCTGGTGTATATGTAGAACCACCGTTCAATAGACCAAATGCAGTTGTCGAACCATCTCCTGTTAATGCATCTAACTTTGCCGCATTGGTTGCTGTACTTGCTAACAAGTCCCATGCTTTAATAATAGCACCATTAGCAGGTGCTTCACTAAATGTTAAAGTTGTACCACTTCGAGACCATGCACCTGCATCTTGTAAAACACTATCTACAAATACTAATAAATTATCATCACTTGCTGGATTAGATTCTAATGTTAATGTTGTATCAGAACCATCGCCGGTCATTTCTGACAGTGTAACTGTTGTAGTTGCACCTTCGGTATCATTAATCCATGCACTACCATTATATTTTAATACTTGTCCACTTGACTCAGCTGAAATGGTTGTATCTGTTAAACCTTCTAAAGTTGAATAAAGAGTAACTTCTTCGTTAATCCATGCACTACCATTATGTCGTAAAAATTCATTATTTGCTGGGCTTGAAATTGTTGTGTCTGTTAATGCGACTAGTGTTGTCGTCATAGATGTGGTACCAGTTAAATTACTACCATCACCATGAAATTCGTTTGCTCTTATATTTCCATATGTTGTAAATGTTACATTACCAGCAGTGGAACCAGTTTCATTAGTATTTGCAACAGCCCATTCGTCAGCACTCTCATCCCATATAATACCAGTATTAACACTGTCACCACGTTCTACAACAATACCAGCATCGCTTGTAGGACTGCCTGTTGTTCCTTCAGATAAAATTACTAACGGATCTTTAACTGTTAAATTAGTTGTATCAACGACTGTTGTTGTGCCGGTTACTGTTAAATTACCAGTGATAGTTGCATTACCGGTAATGTCAATACTACCAGTTCCGGACAAGTTTGATTCCCATCCATTATTTGAACTGTTTCTTGATTTTAATACAAGATTTGTTGTGTCTATCCATATGTCACCAGCAGAAGTAGTATAACTACCAGATGGGTCGCTGGTTCCTTGATAAACAGTAGTTCCTTGCTTTCCTATCCTAAAATGCGGACTCGAGGTTCCTTTTGCATTAATAGTAACAGCCATTCAAATCTCCGTCAGAATTATCTGTCTGCGCTTGCAGTTCGGTTTTACAGGCTTAAAATATAAATCTGTAATACAAAGATAAAATACAATAAAGCAAAAACTAATGTACCTATATTATATATATTTACCTTAGAAATTAGAATTAAGATGTCTTAAAAAGACTACATGTAAGAAACTGCAATTTTAACAGAGCCAGAAGAGGCTCCACCGGAGGAATAATATGCTACAATATCCGTTTCTGCGGCATATTCATACGAAGAAGTAACAGTATATACAGCAGCTGACGATAAATCAATGTCACTATTTGCAACCAACCTAGCTGCATCACTTGCATCACCAACTGTTAACGAAGGACTGCCATTAAATCCCGTTATAACATCAATAGTAATTAAAGTTACACGTGAAGTTGCACTAACAGTTCCAATTGTTGTATTACCACTACTAAACGGCAATATTTGTGTACTCATTGTATTAGCATCAGTTGCGGCACTATCTTGATCTGATTGCCTTATCCATCCACTGCTTACATAGATATATTGTGCCCATTCACCGTTACCATCATTTTGCACAAACGCAGTGCTACCATCAGTTAATCCCACCAAAGCATTACGAGCAGGTATATCTGCAACAACAAATGTTGATACTGAAGCAGTACCACCTTGCTCTACAACAAGTCCTGTAGATAACTCACCATTGTCAACTGAATGAATACCAATATCTGCTAATGGAGTTCCACTAACATCAGCAATAATAATCTCACCACCGTCCGCTCTTTCTAATTTAATACGATCTGATGTGCCTGTAGCTGTTGTAACAATACCAGTAGCATCAGTAAATGTTCTGTATGTTCCTGCTGTTACTGCTGGCGCTACATTAGCAACTGTAATTGCACCTGCGGCAATATTTGTTAACTTAAGAGCACCAGTTGACTCTTCAGCATGTACATTAGTATCACTAGTTCGTTCATTTATATCTCTAATTAAATCCCAGATACCTGGATACGTTGTTCCTACATATGATATTGAATCAGCATTCTGTGCAATACTAAATGTTACTCCATTAATAGAATATGAAAAAGGTCCAGTTGCTACATCACTATATACTGGAGATGCTGAGCCAGTGACTACTGTCTCCGGTGGTGACATTGAAGCAACAATTCCATGATCTGCTGTAGCTGCATTAATGTCTATAAGTATGCCAGATGTTGCTCCAGCATTAGTAGTAAAAGTTATTTCAATTTTATTAATATTCATTTTATTACCAGATGACGTCGATGGAGCTGACTGACTTCCAATAACCCTACAAATCTTTGCATTAGTAACTTTAAGAAACACTACTTTAGTTGAACTACCAGCAGTTGTTGTTAAATGTCCATCTACGCTGTCATCTTGATAAATTAAATCGCCCTGCGAACCAGGCAATCCCTCAAGGTTTGTAATAAGTTTAGTTGTTGGTGTTATATAAAATGTGTGTGGACCTGGTCCTATATCTACTACTACACCAACTGGATATAAATCAACAGACGTTGCTTTAGCAAATCCTGAAGCAGTAACTTTAAGCATTTCTCCTTCAACAAAATCATGGTCCAATTTCTCAAACTTCATTCTCTTATTTGGATTAAAAACTCTAAACCGACTTGCAATCTGATCAAATATTTTCATATCTGTCATTGATGCTAAAATAGGATCTAATATTGGCAACCCGTCGTCACCTAATTCAAATACAATACCAGAACTTGGCACACTAAACATAGCATTACCATTACCACCTGGGTCTCTAAATGTATTATATCTATCAACATCTTCAACAATACAAGTTACGGATGTTGTTGTTTTTTCTTCAACTTTAATAATTTTTAATGCTTTTGGAGCAGCTAGACTAGCAATCCACATGCCCACATTAATATCTAATCCATTATACACATACGATACTCTAGTTAAATGTGACGAATGGGCACTGGCAGTAATACTCATCACAACTCTAAATTTTGTAGGACGCCCTGCATTAGTACCTACGCCTGAAGCACCTCTCCACCATGGATCGTTAAATCCATCATCATACCACCACGATTCAAGTTCTGCTGAAGTATTAACAGTAATCGCCATAACTTTTGATGGACGATATCTACTAATTGAACTATATTCGAGATAATGTGCCATTAGAATATTACCTTTACATGTGCTAACGAAGTAGAAAATGGTGTTCCAGTATTTGCTCCGGTTGCTGTTGTTCCTATATTAAGTGTAAACTCTGTTGTACTAATAACTTCACCTGCACCAGTATCTGGAAATGTTACAGGATATGTACTAGTTGGATAACCATATTTCCAAACATCAGGACTAGCACTCTTATCTAATCCATAAAAAGATACACCCATTGGCTGTCCATTTGCTGTATGTGTAATTGTTACATTAGGACTGGAAATACTTGCACTCCATCCTGAGGGTAAATTACTAATTGAAGCAATTGATGTTCCTCCTGCAGAATAATTAACGGTAAATGTAAATGATGAACTACCACCACCGCCACCACCCGATGAAGCAAATGTAATAGTATCAGGAAACGAAGTAGTAATTGTCATATTACTACCAGCAACTAATGTTAATGTATCAGTTGTTGTATCTGCTACAACATCTGTTTGTCCAGTAACAGAAATTGTTTCAAATACGTTTTGTGAACCTGCACCACCCGATGCATTAATTGTAATACTATCTGTACCTGCATCTGTTGCAAGTGTTATACCTGTACCAGCAACAAATGTTAATGTATCTGTTGCTGTATCTGCTACTACATTACCTTGCCCGCTAACTGCAATTGTTTCAAACGAATTACCACCACCGCCTGAGGACGCAATAGTTACACTATCAGTACCCGGAGTAGTTGTTAATGTTACGTTTGATCCAGCAACTAATGTTAATGTATCAGTTGTTGTATCTGCTACAACATTTGATTGCCCTGAGACAGCAACTGTTGTAAATGCATTTTGGTTGACCTCTGCACCTGATGGAGCATGTGCCGCTTGTGAATGTACATATGCTGTATTCCAGTTAGGCATTGTCGCTACTGCTGTATCATAATTTCCAACCTTTGCGTCAGTAATAACATAGGTGCCCATATCAATTGTGTTACCATTTGCGTCAAGTGTACCACCAAGTTGTGGTGTAGTATCTTGAACTAAACTTGTAAATGTTTCTGAGGTTAAGTAGCCACCACTTGCGTGGTTGCCCCAACCGTATGCTGTATCCCAATTAGAATTATTATATCCTGCCGGAACATGTGAAATGTTTGTTAATTGTGAACCGTCTACTGCTGGCAGTCTTGCACTTCCGTCTAATTGTACAATCTTGCTTGCTGTAGTACCAACGTCTACTGCTACTGTGCCTGCTGTTGTAATTGTACCACCAGTTAACCCTGTGCCTGCTGTAATACTTGTTACAGTACCTGTACCTGCAGCTGTTACCCAACTTAAATTACCGGCGCCATCTGTTTGTAGTATTTGATTTGCTGTGCCATCAGAGGATGGAAACGTTGCATAATCAAGCACTAAATCACTAGCGGCATTTAATGTAAGATTACCAGTACCGGTTGTAATTTCACCTGTACTATGTTTAATTTTTAATCCGATTGCCATCCTATTTCCTCACTTTACTATATTTATTCAACTGCTGTCCAATATATTTCATTTATTAACCTGAACTTATTTCTGTTATTTTTGCAAACGCACCCCACGAAATTGTTTTAGAATTTTCACCTGTAACTAGAACACTCAAGTATGCTGTTGAAGTATCAAGGGTAACTGACCAATTAGTCTGTGGGTTAATTTCTTCTTCAGTAATATTACCAATAAAAGATAACGTGCCAGAATTATTATAACCAAAAGCCTTAAACTTCCATGAAGCATTTTCAGATGGTGTAGATGAATTTACTGCTATTACATCAATTTCAAACATAGCAACATCATTAAAACCAATACCAAGCCTATTACTTCCAGTTGATCCAACAAAAATTTCTATTTGTGTATTATTTGTTGTTTGTCCACCCAACGCCCAAGTTGCTTGTTGACTTGAACCACCTGTTGTTGTATGAGCAGGATTAGCAATAACAAGCGAAGACTGGTTATGAGCACTATCTGCAATTTCCAATCTTTTGACATTTGTAATTGCTTTGCTATTACCATCTAAGTCACCACCAAGTGTTGGAGTTGTGTCTTCTACAACATTATTAATTGATACTGCTTCTGCTCTTGCATCTGTATAATATAAGTTTGAGCCTTCTGATAATTGATCTGTTGATATTACTGATATTGCTGTGTTAAATCTTCCTTGTGTCCAATATAAGTTTGCATTTTCTGGAATGTCTTGTGTACTTATTTGTTGATAACCAACACCCCAATCAATATGTGTATCGTTAATTGAGTTTGCCGCAACGGTTAGATCTGGCATCGTAATATTAAACACGCCAGTACCATTGTTATATGTCAAATTGCCGGCGCCTAATGGGGCCGACGTTGTAACACTTAAATCTGTTAATGCTATACCACCTGCGTCTGCCGCTGGTGCCCAACGACTATTGCCAGCATCCCATTTAAGTACTTGGCCATCTGCTGGTGCCGCAGTATGTACATCGGTGTGTGAACTTATTACACCAGTGCTTGTTAAGTAACCACCACTTGCGTGGTTCCCCCAACCATATGCTGTATTCCAATTAGCAGAAGCATCTGCTAATATGCTATAAGAGCCTGCACTACCACCTCGTAACATAATACCCTGTGACGCAAAGTCACCATCTTGTACTACGTCTGCGTGTGAAGTCTCTGATGTTAAGTAACTTGACAAGTTTGGTGGAGTATATGTAAACACTCCAGTACCGTTATTATATGCTAATGCCGCAGTACCTACTGCCGCTGTTGTTACACTTAAAGCAGTTAATGCTATACCACCTGCATCTGTTGCAGGTGCCCAACGACTATTTCCATTATCCCATTTTAATACTTGCCCATCTGTTGCGGCCGCTGTATGTACATCTGTATGAGAACTTAATACACCAGTGCCTGTTAAGTAACCTCCACTTGCGTGGTTGCCCCAACCATGTGCTGTATTCCAATTAGCACTACCTGCATTTACTATTCTTGCATCTGCTCTTACATCTGTGTAATATAAATTCGTTTGTTCTGGTACATCTGCTGTACTTACTTGATTTGCACCTGTACCCCAATCAATATGTGTATCATTAATACTGTTTGCCGCAATACTAACACTTGTTAAAAAGCCAGATGTACTATTATCATAGTTGGCTAAATCATTATCAACAACCAAGTCTAATGTTCCGTCTGAATCTTTGTATGTTGCTGTAATTAATGTTTCTGTGTTACCACTAAACATTGCACCAACTTTATCTTGCACTTGCTCGTCTGTTAATGTTGCTGTAATATATCCTGCCGCACCATGATCGCCCCATCCATATGCGGTATCCCAGTTAGTATTATTATAACCTGCTGGTGTTCCGCCTACTTTCCATTTAAACGAGGTACTTGCATGATTATAATAAAGCACTTTGTCATCATCAGCTGCTGTAACTGCATCAACATCTGACAATGATGTAAATTCTTCGTTAGTGATATCAGCAATTGCATTAGTTGGAGCATGAGCTGCTTGTGAATGTGTATATGCTGTATTCCAATTGGTAGTACTCTGCCAAGTCTTATCACCTCTCCAATATTGCGTTGTGTTACCTGAGCCAATTGTTGGTTCTTTGTTACCCAATGCATTTGTCATAGTAGTTGAGAAATTAGCATCATCTCCTAACGCGGCCGCTAACTCATTAAGTGTATCTAATGCGCCTGGCGCACTGTCTACTAAACCTGCGACAGCAGTAGTAACATATGCTGTGGATGCGTAACCACCACTTGAGTGATCGCCCCATCCATATGCTGTATCCCAATTGGTATTATTATATCCAGCTGGAGTGTCATCATCTACTTTCCATTTAAACGAAGTAGTAGAATGATTATAATAAAGTATCTTTGCATCATCAGCTGCTACTACAGCATCTACATCACTTAATGCAGGTAAAGTACTTGCACCACTCGAAAGACCTGTTAATTGCGAGCCATCTAATGCTGGTAATCTTGCACTACCATCTAACTGTACAATTTTGTCTGCTGTTGTTCCGACATCGACATTTAATGTTGCACTGCCCGATGATGCACCGCCTGTTAATCCAGTACCAGCAACAACCGCAGTAATGTCTCCACTACTACCGGATGATACTGTAGTCCAACTTAAAGCTCCAGCACCATCAGTTGTTAATACCTGGCCAACTGTGCCGTCTGCTGTTGGATATACTAATCCACTTATTCCAACACTTATTGATGAACTACCAATTAATACTCTATTAGTAGATATGCTTCCTTGTAGATATGTTGTTGAACTACCAACATTACCGCCTGTATCATCAATAGTACGATATGCAAGTGAAAAATCACCATCTTGTTCAGTGGCCAATGACCACTTGTGTCCAGTACCTGCTGTTGGCGGAACACTTTTAAATACAAGCCCACAAAATGTTGGTGCTGTAGCACCATTTGGTGTTGCTTCAATTGTAATTATTCCAGTTGATTGCCCACCGAATTTTGGACTATCTGTTGTTCCAAGACCAATATTAGTTCTTGCATCATATTGGTCTACTAAATCATTTAAATTGTTAGATGCTATCAACGCACCAGTAACAGTTTGATCTGCTGGTTTCCATTGCGCTCCTGCGTTATCCCAAATAAGTGCTTGACCATCAGTTGGTGTTGCTGTAGTAGTATCAACATCACTTAATAAATCAATACTTGAAGCTGCTATACGAACATCTGCTCTTGCATCAGCTCTAGCATTAGTATAATATAAATTAACACTACCTTCTGACAATGCATCTGTATTTGTGGATAAATCAAAAGTGCCAGCAAACGAACCAATAACTTGCCTTGCATAAATTGCACTAAATCGTCTAGTTGAGTCACCTAATACTAATATATTATCAATATCTGGCACCCAATTTACATCATCATTGACCCATCTTGCATCACCTTCTGTATATCCAATTGCACCTAAATTAATTCTTGATGTTTGTGCATTAGCTAAATTGCTTAATGTATCATCAGCAAAATCTCCTGCATCTGAAACTGCCGCAGTACCTAAACCTAAATTAGTTCTTGCTACAGCAGCGTCTGCAATATCTGCTAAATTAGCACCAGTTCCTAATACATTAGCAAACCTAGTATCAGTCTCTGATCTATTGTAATAAGATGACGCACTTTCTTGAGACATTGTATCCAAGCCCAATGAAGTCCGGGCTGCTGATCCTGATTCTGTAACCCAAGTTGTTCCATTGCCAACAATAAACTTGCTATCTAGTGCTGTTAATCCACCAATTGCAGTTAAACCAGTATCATGTGCTTGAACTGTAGAGCCTATTGCCGCACTAACGCGAGCATCTGCTCTAGCATTAGTGTAATATAAATTTGTACCTTCACTTAAATCAGTTGTTGATTTAGAACTTAAATCTAAATTAGCACCTGTTGCGGCAAGTACTTGAGTAACTGCTCTCGAATCTGCCCTTGTATTTGTAAAATAAAGATTTGTGTTCTCTGGAACATTACTTGTGTCAAGTGTTTGGAAAGTTTTATCGCCTCTCCAATACTGTGCTGTTGTTCCTGCTGTAATTGCTGATTCTTTACCAGCAATTGAATTAGTTATTGTAGTTACAAAATTTGGATCATCTGCTAACGCAGCTGCTAATTCATTCAATGTGTTTAATAATGCTGGCGCACTATCAACTAAACTTGCTATTGAACTATCAACATATGATGTTAATGCATAACCAGCACTTGCATGATTTCCATAACCAAACGAAAGATCCCAATTACCAATTTTAGCAGTTGTTACACCAGCCGCGGCGTGTGCCGCACCTAAATAACCACCACTTGAGTGATCGCCCCATCCATATGCTGTATCCCAGTTAGTATGTCCTGCATTTGTCCAAGTATGTGCCTGGTCCCAATTAGCATTATTATAACCTGCTGGTATATCGTCATCTGTTTTCCATTTAAACGAAGTAGTTGCATGATTATAATATAAAACTTTACCATCATCAGCTGCTACTACAGCATCTACATCTGATAATGTTGTAAATGTTTGCCCACTAATATTAATAATTGCATTAGTTGGAGCATGAGCTGCTTGTGAATGTGTATATGCTGTATTCCAATTAGTATCATTGTATCCTGCTAGTGAATAACTAATAACACCTGTTGATGCATTATATGCTAAATCACCACTTACCCCAATAGCACTTCGTGCTCGAGTATCTGTATAATAAAGGTTAGTTCCTTCACTTAAATCAGTTGTTGATTTAGCAGTAAATCCTGCATTAACTCTTGCATCTGCTCTAGCATTAGTATAATATAAATTAGCACCTTCACTTAAATCAGTTGTTGATTTAGTTGCTATTCTTGTATCAAATGCTGAATTTGTTCTTGCATCTGTATAATAAAGATTTGTGGTTTCTGGAACTACACTTGTATTTAATGTTTGAAATGACTTGTCACCTCTCCAATATTTTAACGTTGTTCCAGCAGTAATTGTTGGCTCTTTACCTGCCAATGAATTTGTCATAGTAGTTGCAAAATTAGCATCATCACCTAGTGCAGCTGCTAACTCATTTAACGTGTCTAACGCACCTGGCGCCGAAGCAATTGTATTGGCTATTGCAGTATCTACATATGAAGTTAATGCATAACCAGCACTTGAATGATTTCCATAACCAAATGCTGTATCCCAATTGCTAATTTTAGCAGTTGTTACACCAGCTGCATCATGTGTTCCAGCAAGGTAACCACCACTTGCGTGGTTGCCCCAACCAAATGCTGTATTCCAATTAGCAGAGCTATTAGTTAATATACTGTAACTCCCTGCTGTTGCACCACGCATCATAATACCCTGTGACGCAAAGTCACCATCAACAACAACATCTGCATGAGATGTTTCTGAAGTTAAATAGCCGCCTGTGCTATGATCGCCCCAACCAAATGCTGTATCCCAATTAGCATTATTATAACCAGCTGGTGTACTTGCATCTGTTTTCCATTTAAATGAGGTAGTTGCATGATTATAATAAAGCACCTTAGCATCATCAGCTGCTACTACAGCATCTACATCTGATAATGTTGTAAATGACTGAGTAGTAATAGCTGTTAAATAACCTGCACCCGAATGGTCTCCCCAACCAAATGCTGTATCCCAATTAGTAGTACTCTGCCAGGTCTTATCACCTCTCCAATACTGTGCTGTTGTTCCGGCAGTAATTAATGCTTCTTTACCAGCTAATGCATTTGTCATAGTAGTTGAGAAATTAGCATCATCACCTAGTGCAGCTGCTAACTCATTTAACGTATCTAACGCACCTGGCGCTGCATCAATTGTATTGGCTATTGCAGTATCTACATATGTAGTTAATGCATATCCAGCACTTGCATGGTTGCCCCATCCATGTGCTGTATCCCAATTAGTATTATTGTAACCACTCTGTTCTGTAAAATCTGCATCAATTGTTATAGTACCAGCAGTATCATTATATGTTAAATCAACTGCGTTACCTGCTACAAGCAATGCCGCAACTCGATCATCTACTCTTTCGCTTGTATGATAAAGGTTAGTTCCTTCAGTTAAGTTAGTTGTAGATTTAGTTGCAAAATCTGTATTAAAATTCGATGTTGCATATAATGTTGGCGTTGTATAACTCATAACACCAGTTGTTGAATTATATGTTAAATCACCTGTTACACTGACAGAGGCTCTTGCTCTTGCATCAGTGTAATATAAATTTGTTCCTTCTGTAACATCTGCTGTGTCTTTACTAGCAAGATCTGTATTAAAATTACTTGTAGCATAATGCGCTGCCTGTGAATGCGTATATGCTGTATCCCAGTTAGTACGTCCTGCATTTGCCCAAGTATATGCTAGATTCCAATTGGGCATTGTTGCTACTGCTGTATCATAGTTTCCAACTTTTGCGTCAGTAATAATATTAACACCCATATCAATTGTGTTACCGTTTGCGTCAAGGGTTCCACCTAACTGCGGTGTTGTATCATCAACAACGTTGGCTATTGCACCTGCTGGAGCATGTGCCGCTTGTGAATGCGTATATGCAGTATCCCAATTAGCATTATTGTATCCTGCTAATGAATAATTTAATACACCAGATGTTGAATTATATGTTAAATCACCTGTTACACTAATAGCACTTCGTGCCCTTGCATTTGTGTAATATAAATTAGTACTACCCTCAGATAAATCATCTGTGTCATTATCTGATAAATTTTCTTCTGTAAAACTTGCAACAATAAATTTAGTATTACCGGCGTCCCACGTAAGGTGGTAGCCGTCTGCAATACCAGTTACATCGACATTACCTAAATCACCTAAGTTAGCTGCGCCAATGCGAGCATCTGCTCTAGCATTAGTGTAGTATAAATTCGTTCCTTCACTTAGGTTAGTTGTTGACTTTGCAGTAAATCCTGCGTCAACCCTTACATCTACCCGTGTATCTGTATAATAAAGATTTGCGCCTTCTGCTAAATTAGCAGTTGTCTTTGCCGCTAATCTTGTATCCCATCGTGCATCTGTATAGTAAAGGTTTGTACCTTCACTTAAATCACTTGTAGACCTTGCGGCAAAACCTGCATTAACTCTTGCATCCGATCTTGCATCAGTGTAATATAAATTTGCTCCTTCGAGAATGCCACTAGTTGTTGTACCAGCTGCAATATAATCCGTGCTTGCTGTTGTAGCTGCTGTTCCTAATCCAAGATTTGTTCTTGCTGTTGCACCATTTGCTACATCACTTAAATTACTTGCCGCTGTTAGTTGTAAAGCATCACCTGCATCTACATATGCTTTTGTTGCAGAATGTAATGCAATTGTTGGAGCACCTGACAATACTAATGCGCCAGTCAATGTGCCGCCTGCTAATGGTAATTTAGCTGCAATTGAATTTGACATTGTAGTTGCAAAATTAGCATCGTCACCTATCGCCGCGGCCAACTCATTTAATGTATTCAATACACCTGGTGAACTATCTATTGTATCTGCTATTGCGGTATCTACATATAACTTTGTTGCGGCATGTAAATCTGCTGTTGGTGCACCTGACAATGTCAAAGCACCAGTCATTATACCGCCTATTAATGTTAAATAATCACTTGGGGAAAAACCTGGGATTGTTAATGCAGTAAGTGCAGTGTCTGCTTGCCCTCTAAATCTAACTGCATGAATCTCATTCCATCGATGGGTTGTGTCACCCATATTATATGTCGCATCTACATCAACAGTTTCTGATTCATTCATAGTGTGATATTTTGCATCACTTTCTGTTTTTGAATAAACTGCTAAATTTGTTCTTGCTGTTGCGGCTGTTACATCACTAAGGTTGTTTGCTACCTTAACAAAATCTGTATCACTTAATCCATTAAGTGTTGAAGCAGCTGTTCCAGCACTAAGAACTATATCATCAGCATTCTCAGTAATTGTAACTCCTGTTCCAGCAGTAAGTGTTCGAAACCTTAAATTGCCTGTATTTTTATCTCTAAAAACATTAGCACCTGATCCTGTGTTTTCGCCATTACTGACGTCACCCGATCCAGTTGCTGATAAACTAATAGTAACTTCATCTGAATCAGAAGTAATATTAACACCCGTTCCAGCAATAATACTTTTAAACCGTAAGTCACCGAGCAGCTTATCTGCAAAAATTCCTGTGCCTACGCCTATATTTGATCCAGTATTAATTTCGCCAGTGTTTCCACCATCTGGTAATACTGAATTAACAAATGCTTGAATAGCAGTGTCAAATACTAAAACTTGATTCAATGAGTAATTGCTAGTTTGTGAAAATGGTATAGCAGTTACACCACCTGTACTAGTACCTGATTGAATTGTCATATTTGATCCCCAAAATACCTAAAGTTATAACTATAGATATTTATCTAATTAAATAGTGATCAATGATTAAGAAGGACTTGTGTGATCTGGCCATACTGCATCGTATCGTTGTTTGCAGGGCTTAAATGATCACGATTAATGCGAATTCGTGCATAAACGAAATTACCATTAAAAGTACGAGCAATAACACCAGTGTGTGCTGTAGCCAACAAAAATTCATTCGGTGGATTTATAGCAACTGCAAACCAATCATCCTCTGTTGGTTCTGTTGCTAATGTAGCTTCTAGAAAAATCTTTCCAGTAAAGTCTTCTAAATAAAAAGCAACCGTATGCATACCATCTGTATAACCATAGTAAGCATCAGCACGAACTTTACTGCCAGTTGTGTTAAAATTTGTTCCTGTAGCGGAACTTATCATTGTAGTTGATCTTGCCATAGTTATATTTATCAGGTCATTAAAAAAGCCCTCCAACTTTCGCCGAAGGGCTTTTAAACAATCAGGCCTATTGCCCGTACGCAGTCTAACAGCATAAATTACTACCTCTTCTTTATATTAGAAACGCGAAGTTTCGAATCACTTGAGATTATTGTTATAGTGTATTCAAAACTGCCTTCCTGCATAATTATTTAAGGCGTTTACAAAAAAATTAAATGATTTGTAAACTTTTTTAACATTTTTACACCATCCAATAAATACATACATAATGATTTACGGGAGAAATTAAATGACAACAACTGAACAAGTTGTGCTATCATCAGAAACATTTGCTGACAACGCACCAGAAGATTTTGGTACATTAGTTAGTAATCAACCAGAACCAGCATACTTTGTTGAACAACCATATTATAATTTAGATAACTCAGAATCTATTACAATTAAAATTCCAAAAAATACTAGACACACAAACAATGTAAAACGATTAGGTATCTGGTGTTCAGGTGGTTGTGACTCAACTTCATTATTATATCTCCTTGCTAAAACTATACAAGATCATAATTTAGATTTATATATTCAACCCATGTCAGTAAGAAGGCAACGACCGTGGAATCCTGTTAAGGCTTCAGCAGTTATACAAAAAGTTACTGAAATACTTAACTTTGATAGAATGCTTCCACATCAAATTTACTATCCTCCTCGAAGTGATCCGCATCAAACTGAATGGCAAGAGTTTCAAGACAGAGACAAAAAAAACAAAGACACTGAAGTTTGGCATGTACTCTTCGATGGGCTTACATCTAATCCTCCAGCAGATGTACAACCGTATTCAAACGGCGAAGAACATCGACGGGGCGACGATGTAAAAAAAGAAATTGAAAGTGAATGCAGAGCACATATGAGGCCACTATACTTAATAGATAAAAGATTTGTTGCTGATATTTTCCGACAATTTAATTTAATAAATTCTCTACTTCCAGTAACATGGTCATGCGAAGGAACAATCGAAGCTTCATGTAATTTTACTGTTCACTGCGAAGAATGTTGGTGGTGTTGGGAACGGCAATGGGCATTTGGTAGATTATAACCCATAGTACTCAGGCATTGGTGGATCTGATTTCTTTTTTCCATCAATACCAATCTCTTTTTCAATTCTTTCAAGCCTTTTATGTATTGTAGCAAGGCGCTGACTAATATGTGTTATGTTTGTGCGAAGACTATCTTGTTTTACATCAAGGGACTTTAAACGATCCAACACATTTTGATAGTCCGTATCCCATTGATCACCATTTGCTTTTACAGTGTCTTCAAGTTCTTTAAATTTTTTAAATAGGTCACTAACTGCTTGAGTCATCGTTGAATAAATCCGCTTCGGCTTCCCTGCGGCGAACTAATCCTCGTAAGACTTTGCCACCTGCTTTATTCCATCTTTTCATTTGGGAGGGAACTTCACTATATTTACCTTCATTTAGCACTCGTAACATAGTGCTTGATTGTAAATTACCAGCACCCAAATTATAAACCCAACTTACTAAAGCATCAAATTGATTTTGTGTAAGTGATACTTGAACATATTTGTTTATATAATCTTCATACTCATATAAATCAACTTGAAGTATTACATCTGCTTGATGTTGTGATATTTCTATACCTTCTTTAACATCAACAGTATGCCCATACCCAATTGTCCAAACACCTACTGCATCTTTATATGCTTTTAACCTACATCCTTCGAACTGCTTGATTAGTTCGATGCCCACCTGACTGATTTCCATCTGCTATCTCTGTTACAATATCGCCCAATTCTTCGTATCTGAATATGCGTTCTACTTTAAAAACATCTTCATTCATACGAAGCTTGATCATTACAATATCCTCTTTATTATTTACAAAAATATTGTGTCCATAGTAATAATATCGTTTCTTACGCCTAAAATTTCCAAATGGTGTGTACTTTGTACCAATAGCATGAAAATGCTTATGAGTCGTTTGATCAGTAATAGCTCTTTGTAAATTGGCATTAAATTTATAATCATTCCGGGATCTATCTTCGAAAAATTCCATTAACCAGGGCACGCTACTATCATAAAATGTCGGTGAAGAACGAAACCCTACACGGTATCTATACTTCCTCCAAAACAAGTTCTCTCTAAAAACAACATGATCACCATCTAACAGCATATTATAATGTGTTTGGTTAATTGGACGTTCTGCTGAAATAACAAGATGACCAAACTTATCTAATAGTTCATCAAATCTGTCTGGATGTTTTAAAAACAATGTTCGTGTTTGAAAACTTTGTCTCTCTTTAAGGTCACCTGGGAATGGAATTTGGTCTGTTCTATACGTGTTACGGATCCATTTTGAAATATCATGATATCCTTTATCTAATTTTTTTGCTTCAGCATCATCACATGCAGAGGCGCCATACATTGTATCATACATTGATCGTACTTGAAAATTAACTTTAAATACAAAACCACCCGTAGGGAAATTTTGAAAATATAATTTATGTACCGGAACTACCGCGCCGGCCACATTAGGATACAATCCTTTTAAGTTTAATGTTACAAGCATTATTCGCCGTTATATGTAAATTTTAATTCGTCGCCTTCTAATGAAACACGAACTTTGCCACCGTCTTTCAGGCGGCCAAACAATATCTCCCTACTTAATGGCTTCTTAATTTTCTCTTCGAACAATCTCTTTAAGGGCCTTGCACCCATTGTTTCATTATAGCCATTATCTCGAAGCCACATTTTAGCACTCTTTAATATAGTAATTTTTACACCACGTTTCTCGAGAAGTTTATTTGTTTCATTGAGAACTTTATCAACGATCATTAAAATAATTTCTTCATTTAACTTACCAAACTTAACTGTTGCGTCAAGCCTGTTTCTAAACTCAGGTGCAAAAAATGATTCAACTGCGTCATCATCGACTCCAGTTTTTTCCAAAGATCCAAAGCCAATAGCATTTTTCTCCATATCAGACGCACCAAGATTGGATGTCATAATCAAAACAGTATTATAAAAGTTAACAGTCTTACCATCACTACTTGTTAACCTACCATCATCCATAATTTGTAACAAAATTTGTAACACTTCAGGAGCAGCTTTCTCTACCTCGTCAAGTAGCAACACAGAATTAGGATCCTTCTCAACATCATTAATAAGTTGTCCTGATCCTACACTACCTTCTGCATAACCAACATACCCAGGAGGTGCACCAATAAGTTTACTTACTGAATGCTTTTCTATATACTCTGACATATCATACTTTAATAACTTAACACCAAGAGCCTCTGCAAGTTGTTTAGCAGTTTCTGTTTTACCACAACCAGTTGGACCTACGAATAGAAAACTACCAATTGGTTTATCCGGTTCACGCAATCCTGCTTTATTAACAAGGATAGCATCTGTTAAAGTAGTAAGTGCTTTATCTTGCCCATATACAAACTTCCCTAATGTATCCTCGAGGTCTTCGTAAATATCTGTCTCATCTTTATCAATAACTTCTATAGGCAAGTTTGCCATTTTACTAATAACTTTCTCTACATCTTTGAGAGTAATAATTGTTTTCTCTTTTTTATCATGATTAAACAATCTAACTTTAGCACCAGCCATGTCAACTACATCAATAGCCTTATCAGGTAAAAATCGTGCCTGTATATATCTATCACTTGTCTCAACAATATAATCTAACACACCATCCTCAAACTCAATGTTATGAAATGCTTCATAATATGGTTTAAGTCCTTCGAGTATTTGTTTTGCATCCTCAACAGTAGGCTCAGGCAAATCTAACTTATGAAAGCGTCTCATAAGTGCTCTATCCTTTTCAATATGCTTACGATATTCTTCGTAAGTTGTTGCACCTATAACTTGTATGTCGCCTTTACTTAAAATGGGTTTTAATAATTGTGCGGCATCAATGTTACTTTGTCCTGCTGAGCCTGCACCAAGTATTTGATGTATCTCATCAATAAACATAATTGCATTACCTTTATTAATAAGTTCATCGAGAACAAACTTAATGCGTTCTTCAAAATCGCCTCTATACTTCGAGCCAGCAACCATTGCACCAATGTCAATGTTCCACACTTCTTTATCTGCAAGCAACGCAGGAACTTCCTTATCAACAATCTTTTTAGCAAGTCCTTCTGCTATTGCAGTTTTACCAACACCAGCGTCACCAACAATAATAACATTGTTCTTACGGCGCCGTGCTAATGTTTCCTGTAATGCAAGAACTTCTTCTTCTCTACCAATTAAAGGATCAATTTTATTTTGTTCTGCTTCTTCATTAAGATTAATACACCATTGCTCTATTGCATTTGCTTCCCCGTCTGAATGTGCCTTTGTAAGAACTTGTATAAGTTTTTCTTTATCAACTCCATTCGATAACAAGAAATAATGAGCATAACTCTCAGTTTCGCTCATTATACTAACAAGCAAATCTTTCGGTTCTAATGCTTTACGCCCACTAAAAATTACTTGTGTAAATGCCCTATGAAAAACACGTTCAAGACTTTGTGTTTTTTGTGGCTTAACCATTGGATCATCTAACACAATATCTTTTTTATCTTGTGTAATGTGTAACCCAACTTTTTCTTTTAAAATTGGAATATCAGCATTACACTTTTTAATAACTTCAGCGACATCGTCATCCTCTAACAAACTATACAACAAATGTTCAAGAGTAACATACTCGTGGCTGTTTTCAGCGGCCATATCTACTGCTCGTTCAACTAATCCTTCAATTCTGTCTGCCACGTTCCTTTTTCCTCTTTTTCTTTGCTATCTCAAATACCATTCTCGATACTCTCTGGTTAAAACAAACACCATCTAAATGATCAAACTCATGTTGGAAACATCTCGAATATATATCTGAAAACTCCTCTGTTTTCTCTACACCATTCTCATCAAAGAAATTGGCTACAATAGTTTTTGCTCTTTCAACATTCATCCATAATTGTGGAAAACTTAAACACCCTTCTACCTCTTTAATAACTTCTTTACTTGTTTCTTTAATAGTAGGATTAACAATAACTAAATCTTCCATAATAAACATTCTATAATTAAGTCCTGCCTGTGGAGCCGCTAATCCTATACCACTGTTATCCTTCATTATCCGAAACATCTGATATGCATCTTTTGCAATATCTATGCTTTCAAAATCAGCTTCTACACAAATGTTTGCTAGTACTTCATTTGGATAATAAACAAGTTCCATTAACAATATTTACCGCATGTCTTTAATTGCTTTTAACATCTCTGTCTGTTTTTGGGTTAAATTTTTTGGAATCTCTACATTAACTATTAAAACTAAACTGCCGAACCCTTTTGTTCGAATACTTGCCATGCCTTTTCCTTTAAGACGAATTTTTGCACCAGGCTGTGTTCCAGCTGGAATTTTTACACTTAAAACTTTACCATCAAGATGTCTTACTTTTGCCTCACATCCTGTTGCCGCATCAAACATATCAAGTTTAATTGTAGTTATTAAATCGTCCTTTTCTCGACTCCATGCATCAGTCTCTTTAACATTAACAACAATAATTAAATCACCTGCAGGTGCTGATGAAAATGAATTATCTCCTAACCCAGCAAACTTTATCTTACTTCCACTTTTTATTCCTGCTGGAATTGTAACATTAACACTCCTTACTACACCACTTGGCAAATTAATATCTAATTGTTGTTGCAATCCTTTATAAGCATCTTCAACAGTAATCTCATAATTTAAAGTTATATTACGATTAACTACCTGACGAGCAAACCCTTGACCGAACACTGCTGAAAACATTTCTTCAACTCCACCGGGACCACCTTCGAATGGAAACCCAGATGATGTTCGGTATACACGAAACCCTCCTGGGTCTGTTGCATGTTGACCTGTACGATTGTTTGATTGATAACCAAAGTTTCTCGTATTATCATAATCTGCTCGCTTTTCCTTATCTTTTAATGTGTCATATGCCTCATTTATTTTTTTAAATTCTGTTTCATTACCACCTCGGTCAGGATGATGCTTTTGGGCTAGTTTCCGAAAAGCCTTTGTAATCTCTGGCTTGGATGCTTCTGCTTTTACACCCAATGTTTCATAGTAATCCTGCATTATACTATTATAAAATATCCTGGGTTTTTGTCAATCTTAACGAAAGATGTTTTCGATAAACTTTCCCAAATCAAACGTAGCATTATCATCAACAGGTTGAGTTAACTTTTCATTGTAATCATCCTTTTGCTTTCCAATGCGTTTCTGTGTTTCTTTATAATATTCCTTATAGGCTTCAATGATTGCTTGTTGTTGTGCTATTAATTCTCGTATCTGCCCTAAATTTAAACTGATTGCTTTGTAACCATCATCAGTTAAACCAAACAATACAACATCCTTTCTCTGGTCTTTAAGTTTAGCAAACACTTCATCGATATTCTCTGGTGTAACAATAAACCAATCTATATCCTGCAATTCTAATTTCCGAACTGTTGGAGGATTAAGAGGAACCTCGTCAACTGGTACACTTAATACCTTTATTGTTTGAGTTGTTGCACAACCCGATAATCCAAACATCGAAAAAATAGCTATTAACGCAATTATCTTCATTTAATCTTCCTCTACATAATTAGGATTTGCTAAAGCAGGGCATTCTGGATTTGTCTCTGATTTCTTTCTAGCCGCTATTTCATCATGTGTGCGTTGAGCACCAGCGGCAAGTTCAAAACATCGTAAAACATTTTTAGTTGCTTTATCAATTACTCTTTCAATTAACTTTGGTTTTGCTTCTGCTAACTTTCCGATATCACGTGTTCCAAAATTTACACTCTGCTTGTTAAACCTTTTCTCTAACGCATTATAATCATCATGAAGTGCAGAAAACTGTTCTCGCAAATCCTCTACAATAGCCTGGCTCCGTGCTACATCATCATTAAGTTTTTTAATCGCTAATTCTTGTTGCTCTCTTGTTATTGTTAGCACAGCATTTTTCTCTGCTGAGACTCTTAACTTATCTTGTGTATCATTATAATACCAATAAGCAACCCCTACGATTCCTGCTAAAAGCAAGAGCAAAATAAAGTATAGCTTTAGTTTCCCAAAAAACATTTACCTCTCCGTTACGGGCCACAATGCTAATGAGGCCTCACCTTTCCATTCTGGAAATATTAATTTAAAAAGCACAGCTTCTTCTTTTAATTCAAATCCTATATACGCCATATCATCCCAAGTGCCTTCCTCAAACCACCAACTCCATTTTCCTTCACAATTCTCCGAACACCATTCCACCCAATTATGCGGAACGCCAGGGCGATCGAGCTTAATTGCTATTGGTAATTTTATTGGTTCCCAGTCTTTGATCCACGAATAAACTTGACGGCGGCTAACCGGCTTGTGCGGTGGCGACTGGCTTGAGTGCCATTGCATTTCCATGACTATTTGTTACAACTATATATTCATCAACATTATTAACATTATACGACGGACCGAACATCTTTTGCAACCTCAAAACTCGAGCATTGTCAAATCTTATTGGTTTATTTCTAAGTTGTTTTGCTTCATATATATTAGCCTCAGTATCAACTGAATCAATCAAATAACTAACATACCTTCCTTGGCCAGTACTAATAAATAATTTTCCTTCAGAAATATAATGACTACGAGATAAGTCTTTAGTAAGGAAACTTTCTGCAGCGTTCTGACTATTATGCATCTCACGAGCAGTTTGATACTCAACTGGGTCTGTAACTACTTCCTGTAAAAGACTTTCAGGGGTTAAATCCACAAGATTTTTATTTGGATAACTCTTAAACTTCCATTCATTATTCTTAACAACATGTTTAATGTCATTAAGAAGTTTTACAAAATTTACAGGAAATGCTTTGTTTCTTTCAAATTCAGCAAAAACCATATAATGCCCATCTTCATTTGGGCCTGGACTTACATCCGAATCAATTGTATCAATTGGACCAGTCCTAATAAACTCTTCTAAGTCTTTTGCTGGATTTTCATCAACACATTCTAATGCTACAACAATAACATCTTCTTCATTTCCAGCTTTTGGATCAAATAGATCAACAGAAATTTCCTTAAGGATTGTCTCCCTAAGATCATGTTCTCGTAATCCTTCTTTAAGCTGGCGGTGGGCCGGCTGGCGGGATTGCTTCTGCTGGTTCTGGTGCATTGATATCTTGTCCTTGTTGTTTAGCTTCACTTTGATCATCAAGTCCTTCATCAGTTGCTTTATTAAGTGCTTCAATATCAAGTTTTTCACCAGCAACTTCTAAACTACGATCATCAAAATTTTCTAAGAATCTTCGAGGCATTTCGATTTTTACAAGCCAAACATCTTTTGATTCCATCTTTGGCTCTTTTGTTTTAAGGTCTTTTAAATCTTGAGGACCTGTAACTTTTACTGGAATTTCAACTTGTTCCTTTACATATTCAACTTTACACCCATACTTGTCCAAACGGCGCATTGCATCTGGATCGGGCATTTCCTTGCGAGGATACATAAGTGTTACATTAAACCAATATCTTTCTAGTAATGGTCCTTCAACTACTTCACCGAGCATCCAATTTTTATATGCGTAAACGCCAACGTCATCTAGAACTTTCTCAAATTCTAGTAACATGTCAAGCAGTGTTTCGTTACCGTTAATACGGTTAACATTCTCAACTGCGTCTCGAAGAAAAGTATTGTCTAATGCCATAGTAATATTTATCGTTTAATAATTAAATTGTAAATTTCTTTCCAGTTCTTTACAAGGGATGCTTCGCCTTCATAATGCATATTATGCCCATGTTCCATAATAATACTGCGTAACCCTACATTAAGACCTACTTCAGCATTAGCAATTTTATCCTCAATCCATAAACAATTTGTATTTTTGTACTTTTGTAATGCATCATCTTTATCAGCACCAGTATCTAAACAAGTAACTTTTTCAAATACACTACCACCAAATAACTTTGCTAAATTCTGTTCTCTTAACTTAACTGCATGAGGGTTTGTACTTAATGAAGTAATTGCATGAAATACATACCCATGTTGCTCATGTAATTTACGCACATAATACATTGAATCTCGTAAGGGAGGTAAAAACCCTATTGACGCACTTTCATTAAAAATATTTATTAAACGCCGGCCTAAATCTTTTCTAATACCAAACCGAGCACCAATATTATACTTTAATCTATACCCATCTACTGGATTATGCCCATGCTGTTCCATCCAAACATGAAAAGCATACTCCCAGTCAAGTAGTACGCCATCAACATCAGTTAATATAATCTTCTTAGATTTCATTAATTGTCGATTGCTATATGTATGTACGGCATTACGTTCTAAGGATTTCATTAATCATTATCAAAGTCTATATGTATTATTTACATCTGGACCTTTAACAATTATACGATAACCTTTCTCATCAGGACCAAATTGAACTTTGTGCCCTGAAAACAGATTAAGTTTTTTCATGATTATCGAACTTAATGCTCCATTGTTCTCACCAGTATACTCTGGCAACGAATCAAGAAAACTCTTTATTGCTTGAAGATCTGCCGGAATTGGAGTTGCACTTACGCGATCAGGGCGAGTTGTAACTGACGAAACCACATCAGGTGGTGTTTCAAACTCAATTAACTGTTGAATTAGAGTGTCTTTCTTTAAACGACGATCTAGCTCTATCCCAACTGAACGACCATACTCTTCCAACTGTGCTTTGTTCATTTTCTTAAAGTCTGTCATTATTATACCTCGAACAGTATTTATGAACCTTTACGCAACATATCCAACTGTACCAAACAAGCGGCAAGATTTATCTCTGGATCTGCACAAGTTGTATGCTTTACTAAACTATCTCTAATAATTAATATTGCTTCGTCTTGCCCTTCTTTTGTGCTATTCCAATAATCCAAATTACGATATAAAAATTTAAAAATATCTTCATACTCTGCAGGACTTGCCTTCTCGCATACTAACTTTCGTGCTTCAGTTATTTTTCCTTGTTGAAATAACTTTACCATCTCAACACGATAATCAGGGCCACTGCTTTCACTTCGATGTGGTTCTATCAATTGCCCAGTTTGGCTATTCATCTGACATAAGTTAATACACTTCCGCAAATCAGGATATGTAGCCTTAACATACAATTCTAAAGTTGGTATTCCAAATTCTACTTCCTCTGCAACTAAAATTTCACCCAACCTTACCATAAAATTTGTTTCATCGAGATGTTCAATATGAAACCCTTGACAACGAGAATGTATTGCTGGAATAATTCTATGAGGATAATTGCAAGTTAAAATAAATCTAACAGAACTTGCATACTGTTCCATTACACCACGTAACGATGCCTGTGCGGCTTCTGTAGTGTAGTCTGCCTCATCAAGTATAATATACTTAAATGGACCAAACGGTAATGTGCTACAGAAATTAGTAATCTTATCTCTTATAGTATCAATGCCTCTTTCACGCGAAGCATTAATCTCTAACACATCTCCCCAATCAGCATCTATCTCATGTAACAAGACCTTTGCAAGTGTTGTCTTACCTACACCAGGCCCGCCACTAAACAATAAATGCGGGATTGCATTGCTCTCGACCCAAGACTGAACTTGCCCTTTCTGCACATCATCACGAAATACATATTCAGCAAGTGTCTTAGGCCTATACTTTTCGACCCACAGTTCTTTCATTCAGTTTTTACTTTTTTATTTTCTTGGCCAATGCCAGTTATAATTAATAATACATAAAGAATAGGCCATGCCCATCCTTCTAGATGTCCAAGGATATGCAACACCATAAGCACAATACCTGTGGCGCCAGCAGTTGTTAATCCTGATGGTGATTTTATTTCTGGTAATTTCATAATCTTAATTTTGTAATAAAAATATCTTCTTTCTGGTTAAAGGTTAAAGTGATACCATCATATCCGGTATCATCCCAATAAAAATCTTTACCATATTCCAGTCCTTGTTGCCCTAACTTATTACATAATACAGCAAGTGCTTCACTTTGTCTATAGTTTGCATTAAGGGCACCTCCTTCCTGCACTGGAATTTTATGTGGTGATCTGTTTGATAGGCTGTCTACATTAAATGTTTTTCTAAACCCCATCCGGCTCTTCGTCACTTTGTAATAAAATACCATCTGGATCTATTTTCCAAATAGTTTCTCCATCAACATCAACGCCATTTGTCCATCTGCCGTGAGCAACTAAAATCCAGTCACCTGACCTAATATCATCTTTAAATTCACTTTCAACTCCAACATCATAGACTTGACACCAGCGAGGGCGTATACCAGAATCTGTTCCATTATCATCTGGTATAACAATACCGCCCGCCGATTTACGTTCGCCCCTCTCCATAGTCTTTGCTAAAATAGTTTCACGTGTTGCACGAATTCTCATTCTAATTTTCCTTACGCACCTTGATAGATGTCGTCAATACTCTTTTTTGCCTTAGGCTGTGCTTTCTTCATTGTTTTTGCACCTCCTGAGGCTACAACGCGGTCTTCTTCTTTAGTTACTTTTCCTGTTGGTGTTTCAACTGAATTTTCTGGGTCAACCCAATCATCAAATTCTTGTTTAGCAACTGATGCATTGGGATCCAATTGATCTGGACGCAGGGTACTTTGTTGAGTTACACCTAACTCTTCTTTTGTACTCTGTGTTATTACTGCATTTGGATTCTCTTTATAATATGCTGTTGCAGTTTCCTGCACAGTTTGAATAACATTTCCTTTTGAATCGAGTGTATCACCGCGGGCATTCATTCGTGTATTACCTACAGCAATAACTTCTTCATTTTCAACCATCAATGCTTCCATATCTATATCGTTTCCGGATGCTGTTTTTCTTGTTACCATTTTTATCTCCTACTTAAAAACTCGTTAAAATCGAGTTCGTATTTAATACTATCTACTTTATGAATACCAATAAGATATAAAACATAACTGGCTACACTTGATCCTCTACCAACTCCCCAAACAATATTACGTTCTTTCATAACATCAACCAAATATACTAGGAATCGTAACAAATTTAAAAGACCTCTGTTTTCATATACTTTTAATTCTGCTTCTGCTCTTAAGTAATGAAGTGTATGAGTTTGGTTCTTTGCCTTTTCCATCAAGTAACTTACAATATCTAAGTCCTTATACTCCTTCGGCATAAACCAATTTTCCTGATTTAACTTGTCAAATTCCTCAATATTTGTTGCTTCGGTAGCCTGTTTTAATATCGGCCAATCAGTATTCATTATATGCGTATATTTATCATATAACTCTGTGTCTATGTCAGCATCAACTAATATACTATCATTTAACCCATCATTATATAATAATTCAACACAATCATTTGAATCTAAAACAACCTGACCTACATTATCTTTTCTCATTTAACTAAAGTTGGCTTAAAATTCTTAAATTCAACAACCTCACCAGGATCTTGACTATTTAATAACTCATAAACTATGTTAAAGTTTACACTATTCTTCGGTGGGTTGTCAAGTGCTTTTTTGTTTGGTGGGATTTCATCTCTAGTATCGCAATCATCCCTATGCCACCAAGGTTGATCATGATATGTTAACTCGCCTAACCATTGTTCAATACCTGGAAGTGTGCATTTTTCCTCACCTACAAAATTAAATTTTAATCTTGTACTTGTTGACCAAACAGACATATCAACTAGCATAAATGCAGGAAACGAAATTGCTTGTATTTTGTAATATAATGCTTTTGTTACAAGATCATCATATGGTTCACCAGGTAAAACTAAAAAATTATTTCGGGTTTCTTTATCAGCAACTTCGTTCCAAAACCCATTACCACTACTAACAAAGATACTCTTATCAAGCACATTATCAATGAGAAATTCTAATTTATTATATGCAACAGTTTGATCCATATTTGTACTAACTTCATTTACACCAAATTGAAAACCAATTTCAATTTTAAACTCGCACGGATCTATATAATCACTAATTACTCGTGTTGCTAAAAACGATGAATTGTAAATAACAAAATTACTATTTTGAATAACATAATTTTCATTCGGCATTAGTAACGTCTCCTTCAATGTGTCCAATTTCTAAAGATGTACTGTCCATGTTTTCACTGTTCTTCTTAATTAGCCGGTCCTGGTATGCAGTATTCAGCTGGTGATACACCGTCTCTAATTGAGATAACATAGTATAACTCATGCCAGAACGCCTAGCAGATGAAACTTTATTTGCTACTTCATTGATTTTATCAAGAAGTTGATCATCTGATAATTCGATTAACTGGTCTTCTAAGAACGGATTGAACATGCTAATATTTATTTGCTAAAAATAAACCCACCTTAAGGTGGGTTTACTAGAATACAACAAGATTGTTATGCTGTTTCTAATAATTCCTCATTATCTATTTTAACATAAGAAGCGATATGATCGCAAGTAGGGAAATCATGGCAAGCAAGATACACCCTGGCCTTTTTAACTGAACCTGTACGTTCGTTAGTTGCCTTGCCAAGTGCTCGAGGATCTTCTATCCGTAATTTCTTTGCCTTGCGAGGAACTAAAATCCCGCCGCAACTTGGGCATTCATTTTCTATAGTTAAAGCATATTTTTCAAACTTATTAACATGGGTTTTTAATTGCTCTAGCACAGTATCATTATTATGAACCTTGTGCGCCATAAAAACAGGCTTGCCGGTATCTTTTTTCGTATTAAAAAAAGGATCATATATAATACCATCACCTGAATCCCACATTGTAACAATTAAAGTATCAGACTTTTTAAAATTAGTATGTTCCGTCATATTTGCACCAACTCTTATCTGCCAACGGAATTTGTCACCCTTAAGAATTTTCATCATTCCTTCAGGACTACGATCTTTAATGTTCTTTACAAAAACAAAATTATGTCCTCTGTAGAAATCATTCCACGCAAGGATCTCCCTCGCCGTTAAAAGCGAGTTCTCAAAACTAAGTTCCTTAACAAGGAACTCTCGAATGTTATCTAACTTACTTTGCATACCACGACTTACAGAGAAACTCAGTTGCGCCACTGCTTACTGTGCAATTAAACACCTGATTCCGAGCAAGAACATATTTTGCTATAGGAGCAGTATAATGCACAACAAATAAAGCATTACCATTCATATCAAACCCACTACTAAGAATTTGTCCATTCATAATAATATGAATTGCATCATGACTAGTGGCTGTAATTTGCTGTGGTATCATAACTGGTCGGTTAACACACAACTTACCGGTACTAATATCAATACCGTTAATACACACCTCAAACTTACCTGCATTAGCAATGCTAGGTACCAACATCATTACAAACATAACTACACCAAAAAGTTTTCGAAATTTCATAGGTCAACAGTCCTTTTAAGTTTTTCAACATCAAGAATACCAACTGACTCCATTTCATTGTTAGCAAGTTTATCAAAAATTGTGTATAACTTATCGACTGGCAAAGTCACTAGTCGTCCTGTTAGCAAATCAAAGCCTTCAAACACATCCACCGTAACCTTTCCATCCTTTGGTCTGCTAACAATGTCACCTTTACAAACTCGGGTAATTATTTCCACAGGAATATCTGCGAGCGACATTGCATTCTTTCTAAACTCGCATTTAAACTGCACCTGCTCATCAAAGTATTCGATTTCCATTTTCAATACCCTACCAATTGTCGAAGGTTAATCTCGTTGGCGTCCATCATCTCAATAATGTCGTCGTTAGTCATCCACTTAGCGACCATAACTACGAACATATCAGGATCAAGTAAGCCTTCCTGTACTGCTTCACAAAGCCGCTCACGGGCGTCTCGTTTAATTTCAAATGTCATTAGAAGTACCTCACGCGAGTATGGTCGGTGTTCTCAAATTGTTTCTCTTGGCCTCGGTCACGCCGTATTCCAGGCGCACAACCTGTCGGAACCTCGTCCAGTGCCAAGTAACGAAATCCTTTGTAATTGCCAGTAGACATCAGGATATTTTCCAACATCGTTTGTACACCCTCACGCCATGCCCGGTCAGTTTCAACATACTCATCATTACCTGCACCCATTGGTGCTAGTGACAGATTTGTATTCGCCCATTCCTTAACATCTTCAACATTCATTGTCTTTCGACGTGCCATTATATCTTTCCTGTGCGAATTGCAGTTAAAAATTCTTCCCATACAGGTTTAGCGGCTGTATTCTTACAACCATACGCCCTACTATCCTGCCATAAATTCCAATAGTACTTGTCACACAAAGGATCAATGCCCTGAAACTCATATGACATTACACCTCTGAATTCTTCAAAAGTCATGTTATATGGATCTACAAGAGCAGAACATCCTGTTAATGTATCTGTCATTTTTCCACCTTAACCCTGTTCAACACTGTTTCTTTTAACTTTGAATACTTACTTACACTCTGGTCTTTTACATAACCAGTAATATTCAAAACCTTACCAATTGCAATACCGTTCTCTTTAAGATCTTTATTAAAGAAGAACTTTACAATATTCGCGTCACCTTCGATACAAATAACTAACTGACCAAAATCAAACTGCCGGGTGTCTCTTACCTTTATGGTAAACTTGCTTCGTTTCTTAAGAATCCCAACATACTCGCTATCTTCAGCATCGTCGGCAATTGCTCGTGTTCGAATATCTGATTTATATGATTTCGGTAACGAAGCAATTATAGCAACACCCAATCTGTCAACCTTCTCGGCATCTGTATACATCAAGGCGTTGTTTTCAAAATCGTTTGTCTCACCGGATAACTTCTTCATGGCAAGACCTTTATAATGAGAAAGCATGTCATCTGCCATTTCTTTATCTTTAGCAGTAACACGAACTTTCGTTTTGCCCTTAAGGTGATTATGAATCACCGTTTTGTTATCTTCGATAACCTTCCATTCGTTTTCAGGCAAATATTTTCCGTTGTCGTCATTTGTAATAGTATGACCAAAGCCGGATTTTACAAAACCCTGCTTACGGTTAACAGCAACAGCCAACTCGAGAATCTCCCTAGTATTAAATTCTGGATTCTCGTTTGTAGGCCTATTTACATAGGTAGTATATCCTTTCAACACATCTGGATACCTTGATCTCATATTAAGCAACCCTGTTCCTGTGTCTGAGTATTACGCCAATCACGCAATGTTTCTAAATCTCCCTGACGCAACGGACCACCACTAATTGGATTGTTTAGCGGATTGCGACCTGGCATGCCAAGATCAATCCACAGTTTAAAATCCACATCTGTCATTTCGCGATATGGAGTCCAATCAATTGTAACATAGTCCACGGGCCAACCACGAGCATAATGGTAGATCTTTGTGCAATCCCCATCTATCTCATGATCATAATCTGCTTGATAATACCATCCCTTATATCGGTTATCTTTACCGATAGGAAACATGGGCATATAATTATCGTACTTTTTGCAGTGCTCTTCGTATGCTATTGACATAAAATTCCTTTCACTTTTTACGATCTATACATACATTATAAGACATCTTGGTGATTTGTCAACCTTAAAAAAGTGTGGGTTTTTTACAACAAAAAACCGCTTATTTTAGTGGGTGTTTTAAGAGGGAGCATATAAGAGAATACTTATATTATGCTATCTCAGTCCGGTGCTCAATAACCGGATGATATTCAGGGTTAATTTCTGCACCTATGCCAATTCTTTGGGTTTTCTTGCAGGCGACCAAAGTTGTGCCACTTCCCAAAAATGGATCCAATACTACTGCATCCGGCACAGTAAACAATTTAATTAAATGCTCAATTAATGCTAATGGCTTAACACTGATATGTGTATTCCATTCACCCTTCTCACTTTTTGTAGGCTTTGCACATTGAATAATATTACCTGGGAATTTACCCTGCCATGTTACAGCAGTGTTCAATAGACCAACTTGATATTCTTTCCAATTATCTATAAACTTTCCCTCAGTTGGTTTTTGTGCTAAACACATGGGTTCAATGCAAGGCTTTAATTGCGGTGTCTTCCATCCATTTAATTCTTCAATAAGACTTTCCTTCTCATCATCAGACCACTTTTGCTTCTTAATAATGTGATCTTGACTAAATGCTTTTGCCTGCCCTTCATATGTCCAACCAAGCATATCTCGGATTTCAAATCCTTGATCTTCTACTGCTACTGTCATACGATGATACAATCGTGCTTGACTAAAACTAATAAAAAATGCACCTGGTTTAAGTACACGATATACTTCTTTAGCAATACCATTCATAAATTCCTGAAACTTTTTACCTTGCTTAGGATCAAATTTCATTCCTTTTGGCAAACCAGAAATTGTACCATGCTTCCGTATCTTAGGTTTCTTTCTTTCTATAGTTGCTGGATCCCAATCATCACCTAATCCATCTAAAAAATATGGTGGGTCAGTTAAACACAAATCAATTGAATTCTCATCCAATGATTTTAACAACTCTATTGCATCACCTTTAAATAATGTCATTTTTATTCCATCTAGCAGATTCATAATTCTTTTCTATAACTCGACCAGTGCTGTCAAAAATCCACCAATCTCTGAATGCTTTATTACATATAGTACACTGTGGTATACAGTTAATATCAGTTAATTGCTTAGATGGATCCATATGACCTTTTTCTAGTTTAGTTATAACCGTCCTATCTTTAAAACTAGGTTCACCTTCTTTACTACCACAAGTAGCACAACGACAATCATATGCTTCTTTAATATTTTCCCATCCTTTAAAAAACTGTTCTTTTCTCTTGCCAGGGTTCCATCCAGGCTTAACATTTAAATCAACTAACTTATATTTTACAGGTCTATTAGCATCACTAATAACATGCCACCCGTCACGCTTTAATCCTCGTTGCATTTGATTATCTGGTCCATCGTAACCAATACTCTGATTAATATCTAATTTACTAATAAATTCCCCCATATGTGCGTAAAGCACTTCTAAGGTATCACGAGAAATTGACCCTTCTCTAGGCAACTTTACACCATGGGATTTTAAATTTTCCCGCCAGGCTTCTTCTAATGTTAACATTAGTCAACTTCGGGGAACATATTTTTAACATGCTGAAGAATTTCAGCAGGGAATTCGGTAGGACCAGCGATCCCATCCTTTTTTACTGTTTTTTTGGCTAAACGGAGGATTTCACGCTTATTCATATTTTTAATTTTTTCTGCAGGATCAGCTCGATTAATAAAGGATTCTGAATCCTGAATAATAGCATTCCACGCAAATCCCGCAATATCCTCGATATCCATTGGGACCTCTATCTTAGTTAAGATACGCCGTTTGCCGTCTTTGCAAATTGAACTACGCATTAACAATTTCCTCCGAGAACTTTCTTTATCACTCTCATAGTATATATAATATAAGAATTCTTGGTTTTTGTCAACCTTAAAAATCTATCCCTTATTTGCGGGAGTTTCGTCAAAATATTTCATTTTATCGGGCACTTTTGTCCAATCATCTGCATCATCTGGAGCAGCTTTTCGTCGTACAAGGTTAGGCCATTTATAAGCATACTTGTCATTAAATTCAATCCAATATGACTTATCTGGTTCTTGTAATAATGTATCCGGGACAATAGCATCTACTGGGCATTCTGGTTCACACACACCACAATCAATACACTCAGCAGATTTAATTACAAGCATATTAACACCTTCATAAAAACAATCAACAGGACACACTTCAACACAATCAGTATACTTACATTTAATACAATTGTCGTTAACTATATATGTCATAAATTAAAATCCTATGCTTTCGCCACATCCGCATGAAGTGGTAGCATTAGGATTATTAACTCTAAATGCAGAACCAAATGCTTCCGTGACATAATCAAACTCTGCACCATTGATATACATAATACTCATATTATCTACAACAAATTTTTTATTCTCTTGAAGATCAACTATAGTATCTCCTTCGTCGAAAGTATCATTACTAACTGTGTCCCATTGATACTCAAAGCCGGCACACCCGCCGCCTCTAATACTAAAGCGGACTGCATCGGCACTTCTTGCATTACACACAACTACCATTTGATCTTTAGCTGCGTCTGTTACTGTAAACGGTTCCATATACATATTTATAGTTTTCCTTGTCGTCTCATTTTGATAGCCTTATTTAATCCTACCCGATAATGTATTCCAGCAATTTCAAACACTCTCCATTCCTCTGTATTTGGAGCCAATCCTACATGCATACAATTTGATGATACTAACCCAAACTCATTACATACATCTTGTTGCATTTCTCTAAACCTAGTTGGGATATGATCAGATCGAAAATGTTCCATCATCCACATTGCTAGTTGCATGTTACTACCTACTAAATGATTATAATTATTATGCTGGTAAATCATACCATTATAATAATTACTATATCTAATTCCGGATCGATACCTACCACATCCTAGACCTTTACTTGTGCTAAAACATACTTCAGTAATTGCTGGATGTGAGAAATCAAACTCAACATTCATACAAGTACCAAACCATGCACAATCTACTAATACAGGAACATTTAATTCTTTAGCATTATCAAGCATCTCATCCATTTGGCAATGCCGATCTCCAGTTCCAGCAAATGGTAAACTAATAATAACAAAATCATTTTCTGCTAAACCTCTATATTCACCACTAGACTTATCTAAATGCATATCAAATGCATTTATTTCACCAAACGTCTCATACACTCTTTTATTGTAAGCATACTCTCCTCTAAAAATTCGAAGGTCGCGACCTCTATGTCGCCAATGAAATTCATCTAATCCTTGTGTAGTTCCTACTATCGAATCTCTACGATCAAATCTTTCTAAACTTTCAGCATTCACACTATTCAATCTATTAGAAATAATCCAACCATGCATTTTTTCTAAAAAAGCATCTTTACAATTAAAAAACTCATCGTCAGTAATCCATTCTTCCCAAGGTGCCTGACCTAATACTGCTTGCCATTTTGGTTCCCAAACAGCATGAGCATCAGTACTTAAAATATTCTCATTGAACAGAGTATGAATATCCAATGAACCTGCCATATATAACTTTTCTTCAGTAAGTTGATTCATAATATAATCCTATCTAAAATAATCTTCTTGCCCACCTTCACGTATCGTGTCCATTGTTAAACAATGTATTGCACCGTCCCAAAAATGTTGGTGCCTAAAATGCCATGGCCATCCTTCAATTTTATGTTTATTAAATTGCTCGTAAATATCTTTGTTATAACCGTTAGTAATAACTAATTCTTCACTTACACTAAACATATTAACATCAAATACTGTTTCATCACAGTATCCGATCCATTCTGTAAGATAATCAGATACAAAATCTTTGTACCATCGTTTCTTCCGTGTGTTTCTAAATTCTTCTGGCAAATTAAATGCTGTATCGGGTATTTGAATTATATCCCAATTTTTCATAATGTCAGGTATAACATTTTTATTCCAACATGCTACTACACCAGGTTTAAGTAATGCTAACTTACCATCTAAATGCCCACCGTGATTAATAGCATGAAACTCAAATTTATGTCCTAATGCACGTTGAATCCATTCCATCCCAAGATTAGAGCCTTTTCCAATATGCCTACCACGTGTTGGATTTACTAATGAATAAAAAGCATGTTTTCCACATCGTAAAATATTTGCTGAATGATACAACAACCTTTTATCATCATGTGCTTCATATAATTTCTCTGTGTCTCCATTAAGATTCGGCATTGGCATTGAAATCCAATTATTACCTGTTTTATAATAATCTACAAAGTAATCATAGGTACTCCAGTTACTAAAAAATCGACCATTGTTACCAGTATAAAAATCTACTAATGTATCACCATATACACCTGCTGTATCACGTGGTTGTAAAGGATGATCAGGAAATACAAAATCAAACTTATGTAAATTACAGTAACCTTTCTTTACTTTTAAATCAAAAACAACTTTTGGGCGAAGTACATTAACACCAACACTTTCTAAAAATTCTTTAACTACTAAAACATCTTCTTCAGTCTCGTCAAAAATTCTTTTTAATCCATCCCTTAATTCATCATCAGGAAAATGTTCAGATGTAATATCCACTGAACTGAACCCTTTTCCTAAAATAACTTCTTTAAGTGGCTGAAACTCTGACCATGAATTAGCTTTCATCTGCATCCCTCAATACTTGTATATGAGTATATTTTAATTTAGAAATTTCTTGTTCATAAACATTAATAATATACGCATCATTAAATTGTTCATCTAGTATTTTTTGAACTTTACGTCCTGCATGAAATAACGGATCGTAAGGTTGTAACATTTCATACAATTCTGGTAAACTTTCTTCGATTCGTTGGTGTCGATATTTGTCCATTAATCGTGTCTCAACAAAGAACTGATCAAGAGAATCAGATGTATCATCACTGTACATATAATTAATAACTCCCTCACCTTGTTTTACAAACTTATCTTCGGCTTGCAACTCACGAATTTTATCAGAAACAACCTCTTTTACACTATGAGGCAACGAAGTTATATTTAAATATCTAGGGTCATGAAGCATATGCAAAATTATATCATCAAATGAAATATCATCATAGCTGTTAAGTTCAGAAACTAATTCCTTAAGATAAAATACATTGTATACTTGTACTGTTACTATTATGCCTAGATTTAAATTAATCTTACCAGATTTTTTTACTGTAGTCAAAAGTCGAAGATTCCGTAAAACAATTTCCCATTTGCTTGGATATCGAATATATTCATTAATCTTACCAGGAGCATCTATGCTTGCTCTTATTTCAATTAACTTAAAATGTTGCCATAAGTCTAATGCTCGTTCTGGAATATTAGAAAGATTAGTATTATAATTTAAAGTTATTTCATGTGCTTTACCAGCATCAATATAACCTTTTAAAAATTCATAATGCTGTGTAATCATAAGTGGTTCGCCACCGCTTATATGAATATGTTTCATGTCTGGAGATTGACTAGACAAGCTCTCATAGAGTTCCTTTGATTGTGCCCAAACATATGGATCTCCTTTTTCCTGTGCCAATACTCGTGCATTATAATCTTCCTCATCTTCCAAAAGTTGATAACTATCAATCCTGGCTTTTCCATTCTCATCTAAATCAATGGTCATTTTTGTATTACCAGGCCCAGTAAATTTTGGAAGCTTTCTACTTTTAACACCTTCATATACTATGTGTCTCATTTGAAAAGTATCAAACCATTCTTGATACCATGTTGAACTTTCTCCAGGATAACACATACGGCATTTTTGATTACATAAATTACTCAATCGTATGTCAGCTGCTAACAAAGGTACTTTACTTATATCAGTTATTGTACCGTCTGCCTCTGTGTATTCAAATGCATCATCAACACTAAATCCATGCTCTTCCATATTGCGTCTATCTGCCATACGTCTGCTTAAAACTTTATTATCATCCTCTTGGTTACACCTTTTACAAACAGGATGTCTTTCTCCTCGCAACATATATGATCTAACTTCTTTAAGAAAATCATTATTTCGAATTGCGTTTAAATCTGTTGTTTGACAATTTGTTGGCTTGTTCTCAGCATCAGCATATCTGTTAGCACTACCGCCAAAAGTCATAACCTTCGGTGGTGGCATTTCCCAAAGTGTACCACGGGTAAACTTTCCTATACTTTTATCTCTCGTCCATTTATCATTACGAGGTTTATAACTATTTGCTTGAACACATAACCGATAATGCCCTAAACTGTTTATACTATAAGTTACCCACGGTATTGGACACCAACTCTTATTTTTAGTAAGATCACGTGATGCATTATCATCATTTGACATTTTTTAATACCTCTTTCTCTAAATAATTATTCTCATTGTAAAACTTGGTACCACAATCACAGCTACAAAATGGATAATTAACTTTACTATCCTTAACATAATACTTTTCATCAAGCCAATATTTTATATCCATCATAGAATCTAATTCTACCGAACAATAAGAACATTTAAACACTACAATAATTCCACAACGGTTTTAATTCTGGAAATGTACTATGAAAATTTGTTCCTCTTACCTTGTCAAATTCTTCTATCGTTGATATAAACTGTTTTTTCATGTCATCATCCTCCCAAGCATCGTCCGTCCGGGCGGACGTTGATGATAACATATCAAGATATTTTGCATAGCCTGAAGAATCGATTCCTTCTTTTATGCATCTATCAACACACTGTTGTAATACTTTAACACTTTTTTCATGTAACTCTGGCACTAATACAACAGTTGAAAAATTAAACAACTCCATCCCCCAAGGGTTTAATACCATAAAAAACGAATCCTCAAAATTAAATAAATCTAACCCTGCAGGATTAGATCTAGCTACTGATATACAATTATCAATATACCAATCTAAACATTCATACTGATGTAAAATATTAAAAATATTTACAGAATGTTGTATCCCTGTTTGACATTTTGATTCTACAACACGATTAAATGTTTCTAACCATTTTTTGTCCTTATATCCAAACCTTATATATTCACCACGTGATCCTACACCATCATGGCTCATAGTAATCTGAAATCGATGTTCCCATTTTGATACATACTTTTCAATAATATCTACACCTTTATATGTTCTAACAGACCCATTAGTATGTGCCCACATATTAATTCCATCTTCTTTATGCAAATCATATTCAATTAATCTATCTAGTGTCTTATACACTTCAGGCATCATAAATGGCTCACCACCTTGAAAATGGATACGAGTAATAGTATCTCTATGCTCTATAATATAATCAATTATCTCATCAGCATCAACATCATTCAGTAACCAGTCATCTTCATTCCATCTATTTGTATCTTTAACGACTGAATCAATGCGTTGACGGTCTAGACCATCGAACGTTTGAGCGGGGCTATGGCTACTATCAAATCCATCACGAATATTATATGCTGATATGTATTTTCCAATAGTAGTACTATATGCAGCTTCACACCCCATACACGCAAAATTACATTTATTTGAAAATACTATGTCAAGCCATGCTGGTGCTTGATTACGTATGTAGCCATCGGAGTCAGTATTTTTAACCAAATCATCAATAACATCTTTTGCCCATTCTGTATTACTTAATCGATTATCTGTTGGAAAATTATATAAACTTTCTTGATACCAGCATACGTCACAGTATTTTTCAGTGGCAGTACCTTCTGCTTCCAAGGCTAGGACAGACAAACTGGCATTTTCAGCTCTGTCTGCCATCCTTCCATTTAAAAATTCTTTCCTTACAGCCTTTGCCAAAGATGAGTTAACTATGTCAGCAGGTTTACTTGAAAATTCTCGTAAGTTTCCTGCGTCTGTAGCCATACAGCAAAATTTTACAATACCTGATGGCTCAAAAATTAAAGACGACCATGGCGCACCACAAAATTTATTACCATGTTTGCTTGTAATCGATTGAAAATTTATATAATTATTCCAGTTAGTCAT